CGTAAAAACCTTGCTCACCAGCAGAATCGTCAAATAAGTCATTTTGATTTTCAAAGAATATCTTATCTACTACAACACCTCTGAACGTGCCACTTGTATAGTCTAAAGCTGTTCTAACTTTGCTAGCTAAATCAATCATACTACCATACCTTATATCATAAATGCTTATTTGTACGGTTACATAGTCATAAGTACTTACACCATTTTTTGTATTGTTAGGTTGATCTGATACTATTTGATAAGTAATATAAGGAAGTAAAACATTTGTTGGAAAGTCATAACGACTTGGAAAGATTCTAGGATTTGAACCACTCTCAGAAACTAAAGCTATTACATCAGAGTCACTCCTTAATATGTCAAATACTGCTTTACCTACTTCCATTCTAAAACTTCTTTTTTACAAGTTTATCAATTACGTTTTTTATTTCATTTACAACATTAGATTGAGCCATTTTAGCAGTTCCACTCATAGCCACTTTATCTAACATCCTAGCTCCTGGTTTGCCTCTAAATCCATACTCTAAGAAAAAGAAGTGAAATCCACTTTTAGACTTATTAGCAAAAGCTCCTTTCACTCTAGGACCAACATATACTGCTGGTTGTGCGCCTCTTCTCATTTTACCATTAATTACAGCAATACTTTTTTTAAGTCTGCCAGTAGCTCTGTTTCTATTACCTACGGTGTCTTTACCTAGTATCTTATCTATCTCTCCTCTAAGTTCATTAACTAAAGGCTTTGCAGCCTTTCTCATTCCTTGTCTCAACTTTACTTTAGTCTGACTATCAGATAAGTTAAGTTTTTCCATAAAACGAATTAAAGATTTTAATTCTTTTTCGTCAATAGAGTAGCCTACAAGACCTTGATGACCTCCTTGATTACCTCTAAGATTTTTTTCTGTAAAAACCGTAGCCATTATACCGTTAAATCTTGAGCATCAGTTTCCACCAATGTAAGTATTAATTTATCTTTTCTGCCCACTTCTTTTATGCTTTTTATTGAATACACCGTTGTACCAAAAGTTAAAGCATATTGTGGACTTACTCCAATGTCTGTTCTAAATCTCACAAGACATTCTATCATTTCTTTGTTGATTAATGCATCAGCATCATACTTAGTATCGCCACTTTTAAAATCAAAATTGCCATATATAGTTACAAAACTACTTGAAGCAACTTCTCTTTCGCCATAAACGTCATTAGTAAAAGTTCTTTTGTATAGTTTTAACTTTCTATCTAGTTTGCCGATTATCATAGTTCTAGCAATCTATAAGGAGTTAGTAAGTGTTCTACCATCAATGGAAGTTCATTTACTTGAGTTCCCATTACAACGTCTTGTCTATTCTCATAGTAACGACCAACGATAATATAGACAGCTTGTATTATTGGAGCTGGTACGTCACTAGCAGCACCACCAACGACAAACTCAACCTCAACAGCATTAGGTCTTTCAAAAGTATCTGGAAAGTCACCAGTTTCAGATTCATATATTCTTCCTGGTCTTATCTTTGTATCTACATCAAAATTTGATGCTCCTAAAGTTTGTTGCACATTGCTAGTATCATAATACTTGATGTGAGTAACACTAGCAACCTCACCTACTTGTAAGTCAATGTAAGGAGGAAACTCATCGTAAAAAATATTAAATGTTTGAGTGACTAACCTTCTTCTTGTAAATTCCTCAACTACACTTGTCGCAACATTAATTAAAGACGTGATATAACTATCATCATCGTCATAATCTGAGTCTATTCTTAAAAATGTCTTTGCCTCAGCTAATGATATTACCGTAGAAGCTGGACCAGTTTTAAGAACTAACTTACCATAAGGCACAAAGTCAGTACCTCTTAATGTATTAAAGTTGTAGTTGTAGTATTCCATTTAAAAAAAATTAATGGAGAGAGTGTTTCCACTCCCTCCGTTAAAAAATCAATTATGATGTTGTTTGTATTTCTACAAATGCAGTTCCATTATCAACGGCATTACCATCAACTAATGAAGTAGCAATCATTCTACCGACACCGCTTGCTGCTGACGTATAGGGGTCAAACAGAACATCTAATCCGCCAAAAGTGGCTATGTGTACGCGTGAAAAATCTCCGAATAAAACAGAATCAAAGTTACTTGCTTTGTTACCTACATTTGAAGATACAAAGCTAAAATAAGAGTTGATAGTCTTATCTCTGTTATCATAGATTGGCGAAACAGAAGAAACTTGAGCTAAGCCTTTAATAACTGCTAAAGCATCAGCGTTACAAAGATAAGCGAATCTACCACCTAATAAAGGTACATTGTTACCTAATACAGTTGATTCCATAGCTAAAAGAGCAGCAGCATCAAGAGTTGCACCACCATCAGCAGCATCAGCTAAGATTGACTGAGGTCCACCATCTGAGTTATCAGCAGCAGCTAATAAGTTCTTCTCTAATTGTGCAGCTATTGACGCAGCCATATTTCTACGAATTGCAGCCTCAACTCCAGCGTTTTGAGTCATAGCCTCAGCAGAAATCTCAGTAATAGAGATACATTTTTGAGGAGAAAGTGTTAAACTTGAAGCTGATCCAGCAGCAGAAACAGAACCACCAGTCTCACCAACGAAAGTAGAAGTAATGCCACTTATAACTGGGAACTTCATATTTTTTACTCCAGAATAGAAATTTGCACCAGCACTAGCCAAAACTAAATTAGCTTGTAACTGATCTGTAAAACTCATAGTTTCAACTTCGTTTACATTAGAAGTTGTGATTGCTCTTGCTTCTAATACAGAACTTGGTATTGCTATACCTTTGTACATTTGTCCTGTATAACGTGCCTCATTACGAGCTTCTTGATCCATTTCTTTTACTAAGCCATCTAGCTTACCAGAGTAAGCAGCTTTCATAGCATCTTGGAAAGAATAATCTCTAACTTCTTTTGGAGTGTTTTCTGTTACTTCTTTAACAGCTTTTGTAGCTTGAAGTTTCTCAAAAGACTCAGCACGTACTGCCATCTTGTTTAACTCCTCTACTTTTTCATTTAAAGAATCAAAGCTAACTTGCTCATCAGATGTCATATCACGACCTTCAACAGAAGATACTAGACTTTCCATCTTTTCGATAACCTCAGCTCTTTCTTCTTTATAAAGTTTTGATGTTTTCATTTTATAGAAAATTAATATTAATATTTATTTTTTAAGATTTTTAAACGCATTTCATTGAGGGAGCGTTTCTTTAAATCTTCTTCTTCTTTTATACCCTCTAATTTTTCAGCCTCTAAACTTTCTTCTAGTTTTTTAGCTTGTTCTTTTTCTTGCCACTCTTTCATAGAACGTAATGCGACAGAACTTGACGCTGAGGAATATGCCGGAAACACAACGCTGGATACGTCAAATAATTGAGATACCTTGTCAATTGTTCTGATATTCATTCCGTCTTTTACTTCCCAGCTATCTTCTTCAACCGTAAATGCAAAGCTAGATTGACTAATAGTACCATTCTTTAATAGTTCCATCAAATCTCTGGCTGTTGAAGTGTTAGGCAAATCAGCTTCATATCTTAATCCTTTCTCATCAACAGATAGTCTTAATGTTCCGTTTGTTGTTCTAGCAAGTATTAAGTTAGCATCGTGATTCACTAAGAATCTTACGTCATCCTCTAAACGACCATCAAAAGCACCAGGAGCAATAAACTCTCTAAACCCTCCTAAGTCATTTGATTGACTATTAAAGACTGCTCCATAGCCTACAACCGTTGGTTTATCTCCATCCATTCTAAGCTCTAAGTCTTGAACGTCAAAAGTTCTTACCTCAGCATTAGGATTGTTTCTCATATACAATGGGCGTTTCATTTCATCCTCATCGTGGTCTGGATTATGATCACTCATATCTTTATCCTTGAGAGCTTCTTTTGCTTGGTCATGTGTATCGAATGGCATAAAATAAACTTCTCCGTCCATCGTATGTTGATGCGATCCACTTCCTCCGAGTTTTTCAGCCTCAGCCTCAGCTTCCTCTTTGGTGTCGTATAATGGCAGCTCTATACCATCTACTATCATTGAGCCGACCTTTTCACGCTTCTCGTCTTTATCGTGGTGATAGTTGTCCTCCATTTCATCCGTCATCTTATCGTAAGTGATAATAATTGAGTCATCTGTTTCCTCAATCTTTTTGATGTGTCTTAAATCGTGCTTTTTCATAAATCTATTATTTTCTTCCATTTCTTTTTTTACTGGATGATTGTCTGGCAGTAAGTCTGTATCGTGTTTACCACCTTGAAATCTACCTTTTTTAAGAGCAAATAAAAACGAATTAACTCTTGCCATTGCCCATTGTTCTGCACTTGTGACATTAGGTCTAACAGAGCCAGGATTGGTATTGTAAGCTCCTACACCTCTCTCAAATACTTTAACAAGTTCAGCGTAAGTAGTACGACCATTCCAAGCTAAATCAAGCTCTTTTATTTCTTCGTTATGTTTTTTAACTTTGTTCTCTAATCCTTTTTTTACTTTTGCACTAACTTGGTTTTCTTCTTTCTTACCCTCTAGCTTTTTTGTTAGTTCCAAAATTACGTCTTTCATTCCTTGCTCTCCTAGTGTTCCAATTGTTCCCCACTTGATCTGTGCAACTACACCACCAACATTAGATAAATTAGGTTCTGTATCACCCTTAAATTGTTTACCATCTTCAAAGTGTCTTTTTATCCAAGACTCTCTCTCTTTTATCCATTCTCTGATAGCCTCAGTATCTTGACCGTCTCTAGCTCGACCCCATAACATAAAAGCCTCATTACCTCTTATATTACCTCCAGCCTTCCAAATCTCTGGAGTCTGTTCTTTTATATTTTTAGCAAAGTCATAATCAAATTGTGGTTCTTCACTATTTCTCAGACTTATCTTTTTATCATCTCCTTTGTTTGGAAAATTTGTTTGTCTTTCTTCATCATCTTCCAACTGAGCATAACAAATAGCGAGTCTTTGAGAGTTATCGTCATACTCTTGCATAAACTCATCGGACATACATCTTTCGATGTACTCCTCGTTTGTTTCGTTTTCTTCTTTACTCGGTATCGGCATTATCTTCTTCTTCTACGTCTCCAATTGGAGCAAAATTCAACGGCATAAACAACTGGTCTCCTTCTGGACCTACTCTGTTCAAGTCCTCCATTCGTCTTATCTCATTAATAGACAAAGCACCGATACTAGCCATCTCTCTATAATAACTTGCACGACTAGAACTATCTCCTCTTAGTAAAGCCTTAGCATCTAGCTTCACAGTAAACAACCCAAACTCTCTATCTCTGAATAGCTTTCTGTTTAGCTCTTGCTCGACCATTACCATGTAGGGCATTAGAGTAAATCTAACGAAGTCAATAGACAAAGCCTCAATAGATGAATAGTTAGCAGCTTTTTCTAAGTGACCGATCAACGATAGTGGCACTTTAAATATTCTCGCCACTTCTTCAATCTGAAATCTACGAGTTTCTAAAAGCTGATACTTATTTGCATCAATGTTAGTTTGCTCAAACGTCATACCCTCCTCAAGGATAGCAGTCTTACCAGATACAAACGATCCAGAGTAGTTTTGATTCCAAGAGTTCTTTAATCTTTCAACAGCTTCTTTACTAAGTTTGCCAGGATGCTTAATAACTCCTCCAACTTGAGCAGAGTTTCCGAGATAACTATTTGCAGTATCGTTAGCAGCAATAGAAGTTGCTATTGTTGTATTTTGTGCTTTTAATACGCTTACACCTTCGTAACCATTAAATGATAAGTTGAAAAAATGTAGCATATCCTCTTTCATTACTCCGATTTCATAATCTTTAATGTCGTAGAATATTTGACCATCGTGCTTAATTACTTTAACATCTTTTGGATTGACAGGAATAAGAGAGATTGGTCTAGCCGATGTATCTCTCTCAATGTAAAAATACGCATTCCCTTCTAGCAATAAGTTGGTCATTAGAGTGTCTAGGAATGTGTATGGTGTCATATACTCGTTTGGATTACGAGCTAATAGTCGGTAGATTGGATGGCTTACGTCAGTAATCTTGTCGTCATCCTCCTCGACTCTGTAAACTTTTATAGGTAGACTTGCTATTGATTCGCTGATAACTCTAACACAAGCAAAGACTGCACTAAATGTTAAAGATGTATCTCTGTTAACTTGTGTTTTGTTGGCTGCACCATAACCACCAAACACGGCTCTTAAAAAATTATCTCCACGCTTTTCTGAACGTAGAAAGTCAAATAGTCCCATAAAATTGTAATTACTTTACAAAGATAAGAGAAATCGCAAAAGTCAAATCCACATTATTCCTCTGTCATCATAGGTCGAATTGTCACTAGAATCGTCATTCATATAGCATCCCAAAGCCATAACAAGAGCAACCATTGGGTCAATACGCTCTGTGGATTTTGATTTATCGAGCTTGATGTTTTGTGCTGGGTCTGTTTTTATAGATATATTAGAGCAAGACCATCTAAGAACTTTATGTCCTCCGTGATTTATTTGTTTACTTAAAACCAAAGTTTCCATCATTTTTGATGGAGCGCTCATTGACGCAAATCCTTGACCAAAAGGCTCACAAGGCAAACCTTCTTCTAGTAAATCTAGAATAATTTGGCTACTATTCCAACGGTCATAGGCTATAGACTTTATGTTTACAACCTCAGCAACTTCTTTAATTTTTTTCTTGATGTAATTGTAATCGGTGACATCGCCATCTGTAAGTTCTATTAATGGTTGCCCTTCATAAAAATCTTCTTTAGACCAACCTATATAATCTACTTGATCCCTTCTACTTCTTATATATGCATTTTCTTTAGGAGCAAAGCAAAAAGGAATTACAGTAAATCTGTCATCTTCTGGAATTATAATTACAAACGCACTTATGTCTCTAACGGTTGCAAGGTCAAGTCCAGCGTAAGCAGTCATTCCTTTATAATCCTCTAAGTGTATTGGTGCTTTGTTACACTCCATCCATTGCTGGTCTGATAGCCACTTACTAGCTGATGACATCCATTGGTTTAGATGTAACATTCTAAAAGTATTCTCATAGCTTGGTAGCTTGATAGCTTTCTCTTGTTCTCTTTTGAGATAGTCTAACTTGACAATACCACTTTCAAGACCAGGATTAGCAATCTGTAAAGCCTTATCACTTGTCCAATCTGTTTCTAAATCACAAGCATACTTGACATAGTAGAAGCTAGAATCGTCTATGATTTGTTCAGCCACTTTCCTTCCATATTCCTCTGTCTTGTAACATATCGACTCACGATTATAACCAGCAGTTGTAATTGCTATTGTCAATGGTTGCCTTCTACTACCAACCGAAGTAGTCAAGGCATCCCATAAGCTTGAGTCTTTCTGAACAAAAAACTCATCCATACAAATAAAACTAGCGTTGTATCCAAACTTACTAGATGCCTCAGAACTAATAGCCTTGAAAGCTGAGTTGCTCTTTTCGTGGATAATAGAGTTCTTAAATACTTTGAGATTTTTGTTTAGTTGATTGTCAGCTCTGACCATTGAACTAGCTACGTCAAAAATTATCCCAGCTTGTTGTCTATCTCCAGCAGCAATATAACATTCAGCAGATGGCTCATTGTCTGCTAGTAACATATACAAAGCTATTGCACTTATTAATGTAGACTTTCCGTTCTTTCTTGGTAGACAAATGTAAGCAGTTCTAAATCTTCTGAGCTTACTATCTCTATACTTCCAACCAAACAAATCTCTTACTATTGTTTTCTGAAATGGTTCTAACTTAAATGGTTGTCCACCTAGCTCTCCCTTAATATGCTTGATGTGATTCTCTATAAAATAAACAACTCTATCTGCTGCCTTGTCATCAAAGTAAAAAGTTTTGTCATCTTTAAGTTTCATTAGAATAGACTTGTTTGTTTTAAATGTTCTGAACATCTAGCGTTAGCTATATCTACATATTTTGACTCTATGTCAAAGCCTATGAACTCTCTACCTTCTTTGGCTGCCATAGCGCACTCTGTACCACTACCAGCAAAAGGAACTAAAACCAAATCGCCTTTCCTTGAGCAAGTTTGTAATAAAATTCTTGTTAGCTTTTCTGGTTTTATTGTATCGTGTTTATATTTACTTCTTTCATAATTTGGCAATCTTATAACATCTCCTAAATGTAAATTATTATTAAATGGTCTGCGTAGTTCTTCGTATTCTTTTCGTAGTTCTTCGTATTCTTTTCGTAGTTCTTCGTATTCTTTTCGTAAATAAGGTTCACACCATTTTTGTAATTTTATATACATTTCTTTAGTTATCATTGTTGGCTCTGATTTATCTAAACTTAAAGAAGCACTAGCAACGCCTCCTCCATTTGTTGCAGTTCCTAAAGCCTTATTAACTTGCTTTAAAATTATTTTTCCTTTTGATTTAATTATTTCTTCTCTTATATAATCTCTAATATGATAAACGCATTTAGTCAAGTTATATTTATCATTGCTATACATTAAAATTCTTTCAGTACAAGGTGCGAAACTTCTTAAAACATTATTGTATCTCATTTGTTGCTTGCATTCGTTTGTATTTTCCCAAACTATATTATTTAATAAATTAAAATACTTGTCAAATATTATTTGAGTATATGCTATTTTCTTAGCATCTCCATACCAAAACAAAGTACCGTTATCAGCTAAAACTCTTTTACATTCTATTGCCCACTTCTCAACATCTTTTAAATAATCGTCAAAGCTATCCCAAACAAAATCAAACTCGCCCTTTACTTCAAAGTAAGGAGGATCAGCAATAATTAATTGCACCGACTTATCTTTTAATTGGTTAGTAGTCCAATCTCCTAAATGCACTTTATTTATCATTAGTCAAAGAAGTTAAAATCGTCAGTCCTTTCTTCATCTTGTTCTGGCATACTAAGGGATGCTCTGCTGCTCGGTGTAAAACCAAATTGCGTAGCAATTTTCATCGCATTCTGTAAAGCGTTTTGCATTACTTTATACTTAGGTGCAATCTTACTCGATCTCAACCGACCATCTTTGTCTACGGTCTGCTCTGTGAAATTGCCTTGTAACTCTTGAGCTATCTGTCGATAAATACCAATCTCATTACAATAGGCTGCTAAGATTGATAAGTCCGTCAAGTGTAACATTTTAATATTGGCTAGTTCGTTAGTTACTAAGTTCCATTCCTCTGCACCTTGTTGATTGAGAAAGGAAGGAGCTGAAGGCATACTAACAACTTGAGTAGTTTCCATCTCGTTTCCCACTAATCGAGACTTCTCAAGAG